CGCCACTGCTGTGGTGAAACGCAAGCGCAAGGAAGATGCCAATCATGGGACGGTGTATGGCTTGGCAAAGGACAGGAAAGAAGCTATGCTGAAGGCTAAGCGGTTTCATGTCTATAGCAAAGCCGGTAGCAAATGAGCTTCATCAAAACACACGTGCCCTGCCCAGCCTGTGACAGCAGCGACGGGGCCAGCATCAACGCAGATGGCAGCACCTACTGCTTTGTCTGTAACACATTAACACCAAGCAAGGACGGTATCACCGTGGTAGAAAACATCAAAGATGTAGCCAACGAAACTAAAGACATGTCGTTTCTGAAACACTACAAAGATGGCATCGCTGTCTCTGTGTCAGACCGACGCATCACGAAGACGACAATGGAGAAGTTCGGTGTTGTCCGCGAAGGTGGCAACTTCTACTTCCCCTACTTCGACAAGGACAATCAGCTTGTTGCTGCGAAGGTGAGACCTGTAGAGAACAAAGACTTCTCTACTGCAGGACACTGGAGCAAAGGCACCATGTTCGGCCAGCAATTGTTTCCTGCTGGTGGTAAATACCTCACCATTGTCGAAGGTGAATTCGATGCATTGGCAGCGTTCCAGATGGCAGGCAGCAAATACCCTGTCGTGTCTGTGCGTAACGGTGCAGCAGCAGCATTGAAGAGTTGCAAAGACAACTACGAATACATCAACAGTTTCGAAACCATTGTGCTTTGCCTTGACAACGACGAGGCTGGGCAGAAAGCAACGAAACAAATTGCTGAGTTGTTCGGTAGCAAGTGCAAGATATTCAAGCCTGTGCAGGACTACAAAGATGCATGCGACTGGCTTGCCGACAGCAAGGAAGCGCAATGGGTTGATCGCTGGTGGCGCAGCGAGAGCTACGTACCGGACGGCATTGTCTCTGGTGCATCGCTGTGGGATCTGGTGTCGGAACCAATGGCACCTGCAGACTGCAGCTACCCGTGGCAGGGCTTGAACGAACTGACCTATGGCATCCGCTTCGGTGAACTGGTGACAGTCACTGCAGGCTCTGGTCTGGGTAAGAGTCAGACGCTACGTGAGATTGTGTGGCATCTGATTCAGAACACCAATGACAATATCGGCTTAATGTTCTTGGAAGAGAGCGTGAAGAAGACAGCGCTGTCGATGATGTCGCTGGCTGCTAACGCACCGCTGCACTTGCCTGATGCACAAGTCGATGATGATCAGCGACGTGATGCTTTCGATAAGACACTCGGCACTGGTCGCCTCTACCTGTTCGATCACTTCGGTAGCACATCAGTAGAGAACATCATCAACCGTGTGCGTTATCTCGCTAAAGGTCTTGGATGTAGATATGTGTTTGTTGACCACGTAAGCATAATCGTTTCGGCCCAAGAGTCAGGAGATGAACGTAAGGCTATTGACGAAATCATGACGAAGCTGCGAATGCTTGTTCAAGAAACAAACATTGCATTATTTGTTGTATCACATTTGAAGCGACCATCAGATAAAGGTCACGAAGAAGGTGCAGTAACTTCACTTGCACAGCTTCGTGGATCTGGATCTATTGCACAGCTTAGTGACATGGTCATTGGTCTTGAACGTAACGGTCAGGCTGAGGATATGCGTGAGCGCAACACAACACACATCAGAGTCTTAAAGAACAGATGGAGTGGACAGACCGGACCAGCCTGTCAACTGTTGTACAACAAAGAAACTGGTCGCATGTTTGAAACAGAAACTGAAGAGGAAGTGTTATGAACGTACTCATTGGACCCTACACCGACGACGACACCGCTCGTCAAATTGAAATCCGCATTGACAAGTTCGACACTTGGTCAATGGATCACACACTAGCGCTCATCATTGTGCCTATGCTCAAGCAACTCAAGGCTACAAAGCACGGCGCTCCTTATGTTGATGACGAAGACGTTCCCGAACACCTTCGTTCTACATCGGCACCACCACCAGATGATCCGTGGGATGTCGACGACAACCACTTCAAGCGATGGGACTGGGTCATGGACGAGATGACTTGGGCGATGGAACAGGTCGTCAAAGATGACGAGAGCGAATTCTATGATCACTCTGAAGTGGATAACACCAGTCTTAAAAGCTGGATTGATACTGTGAAGATTGACAGAGAAGGGCTTCAGCAATATCATGATCGGGTTCAAAACGGATGCCGACTCTTCGGCAAATACTTTCAGAACTTATGGGACTGATTATGAAGATCAAGATCGAATGGCTTACTGATTGCTGGGAATGCGACACTTGTGGATGGTCTTCTGCAGAAGGGGCAAGAGTATACTTTGATGACAAACTTGTTATTGATTTAACACCTGTCGCTCATTGCTTCAACAACGAAAACTATGACGACCATTACGTGTTTGATCAAATTCTTCAGAAGCTTGGGCACACTATGGAGGCAGTATGAGCGACGGCGGTAAAGGACACGCACAGCGTCCACGTTCTATTGCAGACGAGGAATGGGCAGCGCGTTGGGACAATATCTTCGGTCGTGATCGCATGACAGATATTGCTGAGAAAGCTAAACGTGAACGTGCTCTCGACGAGATGGTGCGTATCAATCAAGAACTGGGGCTATACGATGACTGTGAAATGGATAGACCGAGCAATACTGACGTGTGACTATGTTGCGTTGTGCGTTAGCGAGAAAGACTTTCAACGAGAGCTTCGACGTCTCAATATACCGACACAACAATGGTCCAGTTGGTTGTCGGATGGGGCATTGGCAACTACACATCACTTGGTCAGCATCAAAGGTACACGAGCATCCATCGTTTGTATACCTATGCACAAAGACTTGGACGGTGTGGAGATTGCAGGACTGTTGGTGCATGAAGCGACACATGTGTTGCAGGAATATTTTGAGTATGTTGGTGAAGATCAGCCGGGTAAGGAGACGCAAGCGTATGCGTTACAGGCAATCAGTGTTAGGCTGATGCAAGCGTACAGGGATCACTTGTACAAAGAGTTTGACAAAGCTGTGAAGAAAGAAGAAAAGGAATGGACTACATCTTCGACATCGAGACCTACAAGGCATGCTTCTCCTTTGCCACCATCGATGCTGACGGGAACAACGCTGCCGTGTTCGAGTGTTCTGCCAGAAGGAATGACATTGCGCAGCTATTCGATTGGCTTGACGAACGGCGCAGAAAAAAGGATAGGTTAGTCGGATTCAACAACAAAGACTTCGACTACCCTGTTGTTCACGATCTGTTGTCAGTGCGTGAAAAAGCTTTGACAGTGACAGGGAAGGCAGTAGCGACACGGGCGCACAAGAAAGCACAGACCCTCATCGACAGCGATGACAAGTTCGGTAGAGCAGTCAAGCCCTCTGAAGAGTACGTCAAGCAAGTGGATCTGTTCAAGATACATCACTTCGACAACAGGGCTAGGTCAACATCGCTGAAGCTGCTTGAATTCAACATGAAAATGGATGACATTCAAGACTTACCATTCGCTGTTGATGCTGAACTTACTGACGATCAGATAGATCTGCTGTTCAAGTACAACATGCACGACGTCAAAGCTACGTTGTTGTTCTATCAACACAGCCTGCCGTTGATTAAGTTTCGTGAAGAGTTGTCACAGAAATACAAGCGTGACTTCATCAATCACAACGACACCAAGATTGGTAAAGACTACTTCATCATGCGCCTTGAAGAAGCTATGCCGGGTAGCTGTTACAAGCGCGACAAAGGTAGCTCTGTTGTACGGCAGACCAAGCGAGATATCATAAAGATATCAGACTGCCTGTTCAACTACTACGACTTCAAGCGTCCCGAGTTCAACCTCGTGCTCGACTGGTTTCGTCGTCAAGAAATCAAAGAGACGAAGGGTGTCTTCAGCGACATTGAAGAGCACGACCTCGGTGACCTAGCAGCCTATGCTGACCTGACACACAAGCGTCAGAAGTGGTTCAACAAACCCAGCGAAGAAGCTGTAGCTCTCTTCAAAGAGCAACGTCCTATGGGATGGGTCTCTGAAGAACAGCTGAAGGTTAAGAAGAAGGGCCAGCATCAGTACAGCTATTGGAAGAACTGGCGTGTCGCTGA